GAATGATTCAGGAGCCTCGTAGTACAAAGGTTCTTCTGATTCGCCTATGACCTTGGTGAATACCTGACCATTCTTGCGCTGAGTTAAAATCACACACGCAAAGACTGAGTTGTCCTCAAGTTTCTTTAGGGCTACATAGAAAGCCTTTTGACCATCTACATTCTTGCCCTCGAATACTTTGACTTCCTCATAGATTCCGTCATAAGAGCGACGGATGTAGTAGCCAATAAATGCTCGAGTTGTAATGTTGGAACCGACCTGAGTTACATCCCACCCCATTTATGCCACCGCCTTTTCTTGGATAATGTTTTGAATAGTCTGAGCGTGTTGCTTGAAGATTCTTTGGAATGTATCTTCCTCGCCCACAATCCACTTGCCAACATCCTTGATGCTGAACTCGCGCTTGTCGTATCTATCTCCAGCCTTACCGCTTTTCAAGATAGATACATAACTCACCTTGATGTATGACTCAGGGATATAAGCGCCATCTTCCCAAACAGTCTGAATAGAAACATAGTTCAAGTAGTAATCCTTATCGAAGATTGCTACCTTGACTGGGTTTTCCTCAGTTGAAAAACTAAGGGAAGTGATTGCTTCGTGATGAACAGTTGTGACAGTTTTGCCACTTGATTCGATTTCATATTTACTCATTAGTTACTCACCCCAATCCCGTAACCTTCTCTAACAGCCTGTTGGATACCTTGTCTGATTTCATCAACAGCCCAAGCGAAGTTTTCTTTATCTGCGATGTTTTCTACATGAACACCAGTTGCCTTTGTGCCGTAGTAGATTTCATAAATGCCGTAGCCCTCAACTTTGTAAAGGCGATACTGACCAATCTTCTTAATTGCTTTCTGAGCCATTTCGTTCTCCTCTCTAAGAACAAGTCCAGTATAACACAACGGGGGTTAATAATCTAATCTATTAGTGACCAGTCGAAGCCTGTTTTGGCTGACCGTCCCACAACCACCCGTTCACCACGGAGTTGATTCTGATTGCTGGCTCACCATAGCCGTACTGAATACGATGCTGAGTGATTGGCGGATACTTGATGTCGTACTCGCCTGTCTCGCTGTTGTAAATCGCACGACCTTTGACCTCACCTGTTGATTTAGTTGTCCAGTAATCGCCACCGCCATAAGTCGCATCTTCTCGAGTCTGACCTGTTTGCTGAATCCATACAGTTGCCTTTGTAGCGCGAATTACTTTGTAGAACTCGACATTTGTTTGGTCATAGCCCCAAGATGTGTAGAAGATGTCTCCTACTTTGACTTCTCGCTTTTCAGGCTCAACAACTATTGAACCGCCTTCGTTTAGATAATCAGTTGTACTCATTACTCTTCCTCCTTCTTGATTTTGCCGACAAACTGGATTTCCTTGATGTAAGCCCTGTTGTAAGCCAAGTAATCTTCAATCTCGCCAATGCTCTCGAACTCAACCTCTACTTTATTGATTTCGACCTTTTCTCGATTCCATTGATTTTGGATTTTGACTTTTGCTGTTATCACTTGACTTCCTCCTCTTGAATGAAGATTGCTTGGATTCTGTATTTACCGCCGACCCAAGCAGTAGCGGTTATCGCGTAAGCCTTAGCCTCGCCGATTGTTGCGAATTGATACTTTTGCTTCTGACCTTTGATTTCTACTTCGTAGACTTTCTTAGCCATGTCATTTCCTCTCTCGACCTTGTACACTAAGTATAACACAACTGGGGTTAATAATCATCCCCAAACAGGGCTAAATTTGTCCCTAAATTTAGGGCTAAATAATTCGAACAGATGTTCGCCTGATACCCTTATGCCATGTCTCTTACGCCAGCAGTCTCCGCTCTATTGAAGGCTTCATGCCCAACAGCGACTCAGGATGTAAGAGCCAACCTTGAGAACCGCGCCATAGCCATTCAGACGGCTATGTACGGTCCTTTGAACCCGTCCGAACCTAATGATGACTACTGGGCAAAGATAGGGGCTGAATGGGGCGTTAGCGCCGAGGAAGCCAAGAAACAGCGATGCGGGAACTGTGCGGCGTTTATCCAAACCTCAGCGATGCTCCAATGTATCGAAGGCGGATTAGCCCAAGGCGACACACGCGAAACCGCTTGGGATGTCACCGAGGCTGGAGAGTTGGGATATTGCGAGGCTTTCGATTTCAAATGCGCGAGCGCTCGCACTTGTCGGGCTTGGATTGTCGGAGGTCCAGTCAATGATTCAAATGCAGGGCGACTCAAGTAATGTCCAAGGGAAGCGCTAAAACAAAACATCCTTTTAATCCAATACAGATTAAGGACGGCTGGATAGTCAGACTTTACAAAGACGGAAGAATTAAAGAGCGGATTGAAAAATATCCACCTGAGAAGAAAAAATGACAGCCACAGTTCAAGTGCCTTTAGAAGTATTTGAAACCTGTGATAGATGTGGAGCCAAGGCTAAAGTCGGGGCATCATTCCTAAGCGGAGAACTTTATTTCTGTGGACACCATGCAAAGACATTGCAACCTCACTTGATTGCGAAAGCGATAACTATTTATGACCCTGAACGATATATGGAAGAACGAGAATCACTCGGCTGATTGCTACCGAGTAATCCCCGTTCCTAATCCAACTTACTTTGAGTCCCGCGTAATCTGCGTGTGCGGATTACAGGGCTTCGATAATCGTAGTAACTACCGAACTAATAACAATAAGAACGAAACTACCCAAGAGGGTAATACCCCATAAGTAACGAAGTTCAGGGAACTTTGCTGGTGGACGCTTCATCTTAATTGTTGGCTTGTTTACAATCTGACTGAACTTTTGGTCAATCATCTCTTGCTGGTTTTCCATAGATTCCTCTCATGTTGTAAGGATATACAACTGGGGTTAGGATACTACTTCTTTACCGATGGCGCAACTTTTCGCTTGAGTTGATTGAAATAAATAAATGGGGCAGATGTATAGGCGTCATTGTCTGCGCTTATCTTGAGAGCCTTAGATAGCGAGGCTCCAGCCGACAGCGCACCGATTCCATAACTAGAACCCGAGCCGACACCGTAGAAACCCTTTGAGTCCAAACATACCGAGAAGTCATCGGCTATCTCAAATATCTCTCCACCGATAGCGACAAGGAAAGAGAACTTTGCTTCTTCGTCCTCTGTATCCCACTTGTATTCGTTCTCTTTGAAACAGGCTTTAAGAGACGGGACAACTTTGGCAATCATGAAATGATAAAGGTCATTCCAGTCTTTAGCGGTAGGAGTTGGTGGAATCCATATATGTTGAGCAATATCGCAAGGCGCACATTCTCCAGCACCCGCAATTATGTAATCGCCTTTCTGACTTATCTTCACCATCTGAGGATGGTTAGCAATTCGCCCATTGCCAGCGGTTACCTGTGAGTCCGCGCCTAGAGATACTTTGTCGGGATGTTGGATAGCAAGGATTGTTGTCATTATGCCCCGCTAAGTTTCACTCTACGCTTTTGGTCAATCTCATCTTGAACATCGCCGAAAGTACGACCAGCCAACTTTTTATTGAAGTGGCGGATGTTGTTGGCAGGTATGCCGATTTTGTTGCTTGGCAAAGTGATAGCCAATAAGTCGCTTGCATCTTGGCTCGAGTATCCAGCATCCAAGATAGCGACATCATCGGGAAAGACTTCAGCATGGCGGTCAGTCTCTTTGTTAATCAGGTGGTCTTGCTTTCCGCCCATACTGTAAAGGTAGCGAAAGTTAGCAGGGCAGTCAGGCTCTACGACTTTCTTGAATAAGGCAACCTCTTTTGTGTAGCAGTAGAAAGTTACCTCGGGAGTTAAGCGAGCAATCTTCAACCACAGGTTGAGATAATCTTCAGAGAAGAAATCTCCAGCATCGTGAATTCGAATGTGCTTGCCAATCATCTTTGGCTTTTGCACCTCAGCCAACATCTGCTCAAACCATTGCTCGGGGTAGTTCAGCACATACTCGAGATTTAAGATATGGCGCGAGCGCACATTGCGAAACAGATAAGTGCCGTTTCTTGCATAACAAAAACTTGAACAGGCTCCTGCTTGCGGACAAACATTAAAATTGCTTCCATCTGTCAATTTTATTGCAAAGGCAGGAAGAGTCCAGTTAAAGATTCCGTCAGGCTTTAACTCGCTGTTTTGTGTCAGCAGTTTTTTTGGTGGGTTCATAGCACCAATCGTAACGGTTAGGGTTTTACAACCTCGGTTTGAACAGCCATCAATCCAAGCGTGGCGTTCTTCCATACCTCGGGAGTTCCCGTATCAGGAAGGTAACCGCCAGCCCCGCCTAAAAGAATCGGCGTATTGTAGAACTGTTCACGGATAAGGCGCATCGAGTTGAAATATCCCTCGGGTGTGTACATGAGATTCGATAGTGGGTCATCGGCTAAACCATCTGCACCACACGCAACAAAAATCATTGTAGGTTGAAACTCTTCACACGCTTGAAGGAATCCCTCGGTAGCGCTGAGTAAAGCATCGTCACCTGACTTAGCGGCGAGCGGGAAGTTGTACGCACGATTCTTCCAATCGCTGAGTAAACCCGTGCCTGGAAAAATCCCATACTCATGAACTGAATAAGTCAGAACATTCTTATTGGATTTGAGTAGCATCTCGGTACCGTCACCATGGTGAGCATCGCAATCGAAGATAGCAATTCGCTGGTCATACTCATTCGTCGCTTTAGTTGCGGCGATAGCAAAATCAGCAAAGACGCAGAACCCGCTGGCATAGTCACGCATCGCATGGTGCTTGGCTCCAGCGAAATTAACAGCAAGCAAAGTTTTCTTATCAAGCAAAACATCTAGGGCAGTCAAAGTACCGCTCACAAACATCTTGGCTAAGTCGCCTAAGTCATGGCGT